ATCAACTTATTCATAGGTATTACCTAGATAAAAATGAATATGTTCAAAGAAAGGGTAAAAATGAGTACTGTTTCTTGCATCATACAGCAGGTAGAGAAAACCCATATAGGGTAATTGATCACTGGAACAAAGATACACGGGGTAGAGTTGCCACAGAATTTGTTATAGGGGGTCAATCTCATAAGGGCAGTCCAAGTGAGTATGATGGTGTTGTAGTACAAGCTTTTCCCGAAGGTGGATATGGTTGGCATTTAGGTAAAACTGGATCAGGTCACATGAATAGACATTCTATTGGTATAGAAATCTGTTCTGTCGGTTATCTTGAAGAAGATATGGGTAATTACTACACTTATTTCAAGTCATCTGTACATGAAGACCAAGTAATCAAGTTAGACTCTCCATTTAGAAGACGTCAATACTGGCATAAGTATTCAGATAGGCAAATAGCTGAAACAGAAAAGCTATTAAGGTACATTGCTGAAAGAGATGAGATTGATATGCGCTTAGGATTGCAGCAATTGATCAAAAAGTTTGGACCCAAAAAAGCATTTGAATTTCAAGAAGATGCTTACTATGGAAAAATTAAAGGGCTGCTTACACATACAAATGTTAGAAAAACCAAGATGGACTGTTATCCAGATGAACGTCTTGTTGAAGTAATTTTAAAACTATAAGTATGGCAGAAGTAACTAAAATATCAAAGAAGGTCAGAACTAGTTTAGATCGGACTTTAAAATATCAAATACTCACTCACTGTTTTTTTAATGACATCCAAATCAGTACAGCAGATCTAGATTGTTTAGGTCTGCTTGCTGTTATGGGTGAACATGAGCTTACAGAATTTTGTAAAATAGCTGTAACAAATGAAATATTTAAAAGCCCACAGTCGGCACGTAATGCTATAAATAAAGCCGCTAAAAAAGGTTTAATTATAAAAAATGGTAAGAGTAAAAAGACAATTGAAATTTCAAAAGAAGTGGAAGTTTCAAATGGTATAATATTATTAGACTTTAAGATTCTTGGTGAATGAAACCTAAAAGCCACAAAATATTTAAGGAGGATATAGCTGATGAAGTTGGTGTACATCCTTCTGTGGTGGATGATCTTATATCATTTTATTATTCTAAAGTAAGGCAATCATTATCTAATATAGATGATATAAGAATTTATATTGAGGCTATAGGTACGTTTGCAATAAGAAAAGCTAGACTAGAAAAGGCTATAATTAAAAATAAAAGCTATCTGGGTAACTTAGAAAAACACACTTATAATGGTTATGAGAAAACTTTAGAAACAAAAAAGAAAATAGAAAAGCTTGAATTCACCTTGCAAAGAATTGAAGATTCTATAAACAGTAGACAGCAGTTTAAAAAAGATAAATCATGAGTTTATTAGACATATTTAAAAATAGAAAACAAATCCTTGAAGGATTAAAAAATAAAATATTTAAGCAAGAACATGTTGAAGCTGTTGCTAAAGAAAGGTGGGAACAACATTGTGTGAGATGTGAATCATTGGACAGAGATGGTAAAAAATGTACAGTTCCTGGAACACAACCTTGTTGTGGAGAATGCGGATGCAGCTTAGGTTTAAAAATAAGATCTTTATCTAGCTCATGTCCATTAAATAAATGGCATGCTTTAATGACTGATGAAGAGGAAGATGAATTAACTAAAAATTTAAATGATGGACAAGAATGATCTAAATAAGCATAGGCAGACTAAAGAATATTTTACTCCAAAAGTAGAATACAAATATGTTGAGAAGAGTGTTGACTTTAAAACACAAGTAAAAAAATTAAGAACTGAATATCCCAATGATGCTGATTTTGGTCAAGCCGTTGCTAGACTTTTAAATGAACAAGTTACCACTTTTCCGGGGATACAAAATTTATAGATATGGCATTACAATTTAAAGAAGAAGGTCACTTGTATGAAAGTACAGATAGTGATAATATTGAATGGAGAAGTGTTACCTCACTGATAGGAATGCTTAAACCAAAATTTGATGCAGAAGAACAAGCTAAAAAATCATCTAAAAATAAAAGATCCAAGTGGTATGGTATGACGCCAAAAGAAATACTACAAGCCTGGGATAATGAATCTAGTAGAGCAATTAAATTAGGAAACTTTTATCATAATCAAAGAGAAGCTGATCTATTAGACTTTAAGACTATTGAAAGAGATGGAATAGAAGTGCCAATAATAAAACCTTTGTACAATGAGGATACAGGAGCTAAAATTGCACCAGAACAAAAGATTGAGGATGGCGTATATCCTGAACATATGGTGTATTTAAAGTCTGCAAAAATTTGCGGTCAAGCAGATCTAGTTGAAATTATAGATGGTGCAATAAACATAACAGACTATAAAACAAATAAAGAAATAAAAGAAACAGGATTTACTAATTGGGAAGGCATTACGTCTAAAATGTATAACCCAGTTTCACATTTAGATGATTGCAATTTAAACCATTATAATTTACAATTGAGTATTTATGCGTATATTATTAAGAAGCATAATCCTAAATTAAAGATTGGCAAACTTCAAATACAACATGTAAAGTTTAAACAAATAGGTGAAGACAAAAACGGCTATCCAATAAATGAACACATAAATGGAGAGCCTGTCTTGGATGAAATTATAATGTATGATTTACCTTATTTGAAGAATGAAGTGATAAGTATTATTAACTGGTTAAAAACAAAATAAGATGCCGGCAATTGATCCAACTGATTTAATTCAGTATACTATTATAAAAAAAGGTCAGGATGAAAGTACTAATACTACAACGGAGCCACCTACAAGTTTCCAGACACCAGATCCAAGTGATCCAACAGGTGGAACACTGATAACCCAGACAATACCTGGTTATAGTTATGATACAACGGAAATAAATGAAGTAGATGTACCTGTAACAGGATACATAAATAGAAATTTTGTAGTTAGCTTTAGTCCAGCATTAATAAATGGTACAATCCCAAGTCCTATTAGAACAGATATTACTATGACTGATGGTTCAATAGTGACAGTTGCAGCTTCAGTATCTACAGTTGAAAATGATTTAACAACATGATTACAAAGTTATTTGATATACAAAATGATAAGGTTGTTGTAACAGAACACTGTTATACTTTAAACTTTTTAAAATCTATAATGGATGAGTATCCTGAAACATACATGAGTATTTATCAATACTTATTTTATATGACTGCTCCTGATCCAGAGTCTAATCCATTTTTTAATTTACCGGAGCATGAAAAAGAGGATATTGTTATAGATGAAGTAGGATTGGAAGAATCACCTGAAGATCCTAAAATAAGATATGCTTTGGATATGTGCATGAAGATGTATGAAACCCCTACATACAGAGCTTATATGGGTATCAAAAAAGCATTAGATAATATGGCTACATATATGGCTAATACCCAAATTACAGATGGTAGAGATGGTAATATTAGTCAAATACGGGCTGTAGCAAAAGATTTTGATGCAATTAGGCAATCATTTAAAGGTGCATACAAAGATCTCAAAGATGAACAAACAACATCAGTTAGGGGAGGACAGGGGTTAGCTTATGACCAATAAAAAAGATAGGCTTACATTCCTTTACTGGGATGAGCCAATATGGAAAGAGAAACCAACAAAACAAAATAAAAATGAAGATAATACCACTAGGAAAGAAAGTTCTGATAAAAGATGTCCAACCGTCTCAATACTATCCAGGGACAACAATAATAAAGACGGAGATTGAAAAAGAATATCTAGCGGAAGTAATTGCTGTAGGTGAAGATGTTAGTACATTAAGTGTTGGAGATAGAGTGAAATACCATGAACACGCAACAGGTATTGACATGAAACATGATGGCGAGGACTGTATGTTAGTTAATGTGGATATGATATTTGCTAAAGTTGTAGATGAGTAAGGTTATTCCAACATATGATAATGGTGAATGGACTACAACCACTTTTGAGAATGATCAGGAGTGGTTGGACTTTTTATTGCCATTATTCAAAGAACCAGGCCAATATAACTTTGATGAAACCTCTTATTTATTTAATGAGCAAGCTAGAATATTTAATGATCAAGGATTCTATTGCAATAAACCTTTTAGATCTAAAGACTTTATTAAATATTGGGATCAGGAGAAAGATAAGTGTAGAAAAGGTGTAATATTTAAGAATAAGGGTAATACTTGGTATCTTTGCAGGGACTACTACATGTGGTTAAACTTTCTTCCTATCTATGACAAAGAAGAAAAAGCATATGGTTTTGCTAAAGTACGTGATGCTCAATATCACATGGCTCTTTATGAACTATTGGCAGAACTAAGCCACAAACATTCAGCTATATTTAAGAAACGGCAGATAGCATCTTCCTATTTCCATATGGGTAAGATTATAAATACCTACTGGTTTGAAGAAGGATCTGTTTGTAAGATAGGGGCAAGTCTTAAAGATTATATTAATGATAAAGGTTCTTGGAAGTTCTTAGAAGAATATAGAGACTTTTTAAATGAGCATACGGCATGGTATAGACCTAGTAATCCAGAAAAGGTTTTGTTATGGCAGCAGCAAATAGAAGTTAAAGTTGGTAATAGAAAAACTAGTAAAGGTTTAAAGTCTAAAATACAAGGTGCATCATTTGAAAAGAATGCAACAACAGGAGTAGGGGGACCAACAACTTACTTCTTTCATGAGGAAGCTGGTATTGCTCCTAAGATGATGGATACATATGAATACCTTAGACCTGCAATGTCTTCAGGTATGATGACTACTGGTATGTTTATAGCAGCTGGATCTGTAGGTGATTTAGATCAGTGTATTCCACTAAAGGATATGATATTAAATCCATTAAACAATGATATATACGCTGTAGAAACTAATTTAATGGATGCTGATGGCACTAAAGGATTATCTGGTTTATTTATTCCAGAACAATGGTCAATGCCTCCACACATAGATGATTATGGCAACTCTAAAGTAGAAGAAGCTTTAGATGCCATTATGAAAGAGCGTGCTGAATGGAAGATTAAACTAAATCCTGAACAATATCAATTAAGGATATCTCAGAAACCAACTAATATAGCAGAAGGATTTGCTTATAGAAAAGAATCAATATTTCCACAAGGGCTTATCCAGAAGCAACTTAAAAAGATTGAAGATAAAGAATATCACCATGAGTACATAGAGCTTGAAAGAACCCATGATGGTATAAAAGCAAAAAGAACATCTAAGCTTCCAATATCTACTTTTCCTGTAGACAAAAAGATGCAAGATAAATCAGGATCTCTTGTTGTTTGGGAAAGACCTGTTAAGAATCCAGAGTGGGGTGCATACTATGCTTCTATTGACCCCGTATCTGAAGGTAAAACTACAACGTCAGACTCATTGTGTAGTATTTATGTTTACAAAAATGCAGTAGAGATAACAAGAGAGACACCGGAAGGTGTGGAACAAATAATTGAACAAGATAAACTAGTTGCTGCATGGTGCGGTAGATATGATGATGTAAACAAAACACATGAGCAACTTCAATTAATTATTGAGTGGTATAATGCCTGGACGGTAGTTGAGAACAACATATCATTGTTTATCCAGTACATGATATCTAAAAAGAAACAAAAATATCTTGTACCTAAACAACAAATACTCTTCTTAAAAGATCTTGGATCTAATAAAACCGTCTATCAAGAATATGGTTGGAAGAATACAGGAACATTGTTTAAATCTCATCTTATATCTTATGCTATTGAATTTTTACGTGAAGAAATAGATGAGGATCTTGATGAAGAAGGTAACACTATAAGCTCTACATTGGGTATAGAAAGAATACCAGATCCCATGTTACTAAAGGAGATGCTAGCATATCAACCGGGAGTAAACGTGGATAGATTAGTTTCATTTGCAGCATTGATTGCTTTTGCTAAAGTTCAGCAATCAAATAGAGGTTATTTGAAAGTTAAAGAAACAGATTCTTCCTTGGAAAAGTCACAAAATTTGTATAAATTAAAGTATAGTCCGTTTAAAAATATAGGACGTAGTAAGTCAACTTTAGCAAGAAAAGTAAAAAGAAACGGATTTAAAAATTTTAGATGATGAAAGTATTTAATGCATTACAGCTTAAAAATGGTGCAAAAGGTGAAGGTTATCCAACCTCATCAAGCTTAACTCAACCTATACAGTTTTTACCATCAAAGAAAAAGAATGATGACTGGTATGCTTGGAATATAGATTGGTTAGAGTTACAAGGTATTGAGTTTTTAAGACATAATGCAAGAAAGCTTTTAAAAAACTATAAGCTTGCCAAAGGTATCATTGACAAAACAGATTATATTGTAGAGGAAGATAATGACTACAAAGATTTAATGGAGGTCCTTACAAAAGAGGACTCATCTGCATTGGAGCTAAAGTTCTACCCTATTATTCCTAATGTAGTTAATGTACTTACTGGTGAGTTTTCTAACCGCTATTCTAAAGTTCAATTTAGAGCTGTTGATGACACGTCTTATAATGAGATGTTGGAGCAGAAAAGAGCTATGATAGAAGAGAATCTACTAGCAGACGCATCCGCTAAGTTAACAGCTAGAATGATTGAGATGGGTGCAGATTTGGAGTCTGAAGAAACTCAACAGCAATTAAGCCCTGAAAATTTAAAAACACTTCCAGAGATAGAAGACTTCTTTTCTAAAGACTATAGATCTATGATAGAAGAGTGGGCTTCTCATCAGCTTGCAGTAGATGAAGAGAGATTCAAAATGCAAGAGCTGGAGGAAAGAGCTTTCCGTGATATGCTTATTTGTGACAGAGAATTTTGGCATTTTAAAATGTTAGAGGATGATTATGATATGGAGCTTTGGAATCCCGTTCTAACATTCTATCAGAAGTCTCCAGATGTTAGATATATATCTAATGCAAATTATGCCGGTAAAATTGATTTAATGACTGTTTCAGATGTCATTGATAAGTATGGCTATCTAATGACAGAACCTCAACTACATTCTCTTCAAGAGATATATCCTGCAAGATCTGCATTGTATCAAGTAAATGGTATGCAGAATGATGGTTCATATTATGATCCTTCTCGTTCACATGAATGGAATACCCAAATGCCTGGACTAGCATACAGACAATATGTAAGTAACTGGAATGATGACCCAAAAAGAGGAGGTGATATTGTAAGTATGATTCTTAATGAGGGTGAAGATGTAGGTATATGGGGTGAATCAGAACTTATGCGTGTTACTACAACATATTGGAAAACACAACGCAAACTTGGACATCTAACTAGAATAAAGAAAGATGGTGAGATAATTCAAGAAATCATTGATGAAAATTATAAAGTCACTGAAAAACCTGTATATGATACAACAATCTATAAGCAGAAAACAAAAGAAAATTTACTTGAAGGTGAGCATATAGACTGGATTTGGGTAAATGAAGTATGCGGTGGTGTTAAGATTGGACCTAATTTACCTGCATTCTGGAGATCTAATATGGGTGATAATATTAATCCAATATATCTTGGGATAAACAGAACTAAGCCAGGAAGAATACCATTTCAATTTAAAGGAGATAAAACATTATATGGTTGTAAGCTTCCAGTTGAAGGTAGGGTATTCTCAGATAGAAATACAAGATCAACATCTTTAGTAGATCTAATGAAAGCATATCAGATTGGATATAATATGGTAAATAACCAGATTGCGGATATTCTAGTAGATGAGCTGGGTACTGTGATTATGTTTGATCAAAATGCGTTACCAAGACATTCAATGGGTGAAGATTGGGGTAAACACAATTATGCAAAAGCATATGTAGCAATGAAGGATTTTCAGATGCTACCTCTTGACACTTCAATTACAAATACAGAGAATGCTACAAACTTTAATCACTACCAGACTCTGAATATGGAACAGTCTGGAAGATTAATGTCTAGAATACAATTAGCTAATTATTTTAAACAACAAGCATTTGAATCTATTGGTGTAAATGCTCAACGTTTGGGAGCTCCAATTGGACAAGAAACTGCAACAGGTGTAGTTCAAGCATTAAACCAGTCATATGCACAAACTGAATTATATTTTACACAGCATGCAGATCAACTAATGCCAAGAGTTCATCAAATGCGTACAGACTTAGCTCAGTTCTATCATAGCACTAACCCTAGCGTTAGACTTAGTTATATTACAACAGAGGCTGAAAAAGTAAACTTTGTTATTGATGGCACAGATTTATTATTACGTGATTTTAATATATTCACTACAACTAAAACAAATCATAGAGCCATTCTTGATCAGTTAAAACAAATGGCTATTCAAAATAATACTACGGGTGCAAGTATCTATGATCTAGGAAATGTAATTAAAGCAGAATCTATTGCTGAAGTTTCTGATATACTTAAAGATGCTGAAATAAGAACTCAGCAACAAAGAGAGCAAGAAATGCAGCAACAACAGCAAATGCAACAAGAGCAACTTCAAGCTCAACAACAGCAAGAACAAATGAAATTGCAGTTTGAGCAACAAGAAAATGAAAAAGACAGACAAAATGATCTAATGATTGCTGAAATTAGAGCAGCCGGTTACGGAGCTCAAGCTGATATTGATCAAAACCAAGTATCTGATTTTAGAGATGCAATGGCCGATATGAAAGAAAGCTCTAGATATAGAGAGCAAATGAATATGCAGCGGGATCAAAGTATCATGAAGCAACAAGAGTCTAAAGCTAAAATGGATGTTGAAAGAGAGAAGCTTAGAACACAGCAATCAGTTGCCAACACTAATTTAGAAATAGCTAGAGAGAACAAAAATAAGTATGATGTTCAAGCTAAAAAAGAAGAAAACAAAAAGAAGAAAAAATAAAATAAATTTATTTTTCAAAAGTGTTTTTTAACGTTAGCTATAATACTAGTAAAAACTTTAAACAAACCTCAAATAATATAAGTTTATTTGGAAAGTTTGTTTTATATTATATATGATAGTTCATTTGAATTTTAAAACCAACAATTATGAGTGATAAGAATATGGAAGAAACTACTGTAGAAAAAGTAGACATTGACATTGATGAGGTATTTGGTGCAAGTGCAGATAACGTTACGTTAGCTGAAGAAGAGCCAAAGAAACCTAATATGTTTGAAAGACCTAATCCTGAAGCTGATTTTTCATTTACAGAAAAAGTAGAAAAAGAAGATTGGATGGATGAGGAAGATGTTGTAACTCCAGAAGTTGTAACTAAAAAAACTGAAGCTGGAATAAAAGCTGAAGGAGATGAAATATTAGATGATATATCTAATGAAGAAGAAGAAGAAGTAGAAGAACCAAAAGCAGAAACTAGAGGTAGAAAACCAATTAACGGATTTACAGATGTAATTAATAAGATGGTTAAATCTGAGAGATTATTTGCATTTGATGATGATAAACCTCTTAATGAATACACAGCTAAAGATATTGAAGAACTTCTTGAGGCTAATTTAGAGGAAAGAGCTAATCAAGTTAGACGTGAAACACCTAAACAATTTTTTGATGCTCTTCCTAATGAATTAAAAGTAGCAGCACAATATGTTGCAAATGGTGGTACAGATCTTAAAAGCTTATTTAAAACTTTAGCACAAGCCGAAGAGACTTTTGAGATTGATGCATCAAGCGAGGCCGGACAAGAAAGAATTATTACTGAGTACTTAACAAATACAGAGTATGGTACTCCAGATGAGATTGCAGAAGAAATAGAAATATGGAAAGACTTAGGTAAGCTAGAACAGCAAGCTATGAAGTTCAAACCTAAGTTAGATAAGATGCAAGAAAAAGTTGTAGCACAAAGACTGCAAGAACAAGAACTTAAGCAAAAGCAGCAAGCTGAAGCTTCTAAACAATATATGAATAATGTTTATCATACTCTAAAAGATGGGAGTCTTGGGAACATGAGACTTGATAAAAAGACTCAGGCATTATTATATAATGGTTTAGTTCAGCCAGCGTATCCTTCAGTTAGTGGTAAAAACACTAATTTATTAGGACACTTGTTAGAAAAGTATCAGTTCCAAGAGCCTAACTATACTTTGATTTCTGAAGCTCTATGGTTACTAGCTGATCCAAATGGATATAAGTCTAGAATTATGGAGTTAGGAGCTAAGCAAAGTACAGAAAAGACAGTTAGAAAACTTAAGATGGAACAAGCTAATAAGGGAACTGCTTCTCTAGGTGTGGCGGAAAGAGAAAAAGAAGAAAAGCCAAAAAAGAGAACAATACCTAAACCAACAAACATTTTTAAAAGGATTTAACAATCAAATAATAAATAATAACTAAAAACAATCAATTATGGCAACTCCAGTTTTAAACAATGGGATATTCCTGAGAGATACAGCTTACAAAGCTTCCTCTCATGTTGATTCCTATCACTTGTCTCAGATGCTGGGTTCTTCTGAACCTATGGATATGGGGCCGGTTGATCTATGGGCAATGACTCAAAAAGTTGAAATGCCCCTCTATCAAATGGCATCATTTGGTGGTAAAAACACAATCATGGTAGATAATGCTCGTGGTGAGTATAAGTGGCAAACTCCAATTGCACAAGATCTTCCTTTCATTGTTTCTAACCTTGAAGCAGCGAATGATCTAGGAGCAGATGGTACTACTTTTAGAATTAAACTTTCTAAGAGAGCTTTTGGTCACGGTGACATTATTACTTATGATAAGTACAATGGACTTGAAATGTATATCACTGCTGAGGATATTATTCCTGCTGGTGACGGATTCATTTACACAGTTCAGTTAGTAAATAACAACAATGCAGCTAGCTTAGACGCTTCTTTGTATTTGGTTCCTGGAACTAAGTACTTCAGAAAAGGTTCTGCTAGAGGTGAGTATGGTGAAAGATTCTCAGACCTTGAGACTGGATCTGGATTCCGTGAGTTCTACAACTTCGTAGGAGGAGCTGAAGCACACGTACATTATTCAATTTCTTCAAGAGCTGATTTGATGCTTAAAGGAGGAATGAATGCTGATGGTACTGTTCCAGTAACTGAGATCTGGAGAAACTTTAACCAAGATCCTAACAATCCATCTGTTTCTTCTATTGAAGAGTTGGTTGCAAGTATGGGTAAAGCAGGAGCAAGAGACGCATTTGAAAGCGGTTCTTTATCAAGAACTTTCGTTACAAATATGGAAGCTGCTCACTTATCTAAAATTGCAAATGACATTGAAACTTACCTAATGTGGGGTAAAGGTGGTAGAATTAGACAAGACGGTCCAGATGATATTAGATTATCTGTTGGTCTTTGGTCACAGTTGGATAACTCATTTAAAAGAGTATACAACAAGTCTGCGTTTACACTTGACATGTTTAAATCTGAATTGTATAACTTCTACCAAGGTAAAGTTGAATTCAAAGGGCCAGACCCACAACGTCAGCTTATTGTACAAACAGGTATTGGTGGTATGCAACTAATCAACAAAGCTATTGCTGATGAAGTATATGGTTCTGGATTAGTTCAAAATGCAACTGATGTTGGTGCAGTAACTGGAAAAGGAATGGATCTAGACTTTGGATTTGCTTACACAAGCTTTACAATTCCTTTCCTTGCTAACGTTAAGTTTGTACTTAACCCAGCATTTGACAACTTACATACTAATGATATTGAGAATCCATTGATTGATGGACGTCCTCTTAGCTCATTCAGCTATATCATTTTTGATGTAACTGATAATGGAAATGATAACATTCACTTGTTGAAGTTATCTTGGGATAATCAACTTAAGTGGTTCTACCAAAATGGTACAATGGACTACATGGGACGAACTCAAGGGTTTGCTTCTACTGGACAGTTCAATGGATACAGAGTTTATATGACTCAGTGTATGCCAGCTATTTGGGTAAAAGATCCAACTAAAGTGTTGAAGATTGTAATGAGAAACCCAGTAACGGGAGGATCATTCTAAGAATAGTTAAATGGGGAGGTCAATCCTCCCCTTTTTTTTAACCCTTTAAAGCAATAAAAGATGTGGTGGAGAAATAGAAAAAAAACTGAAAAAGTTACTGAGTTTACAAATCAAGATGCTTCTAAACTTGTTGCTTCACAAAAAAGTGGTAAAGATTTAAAAGAATTTGCTAGTAATGCAGCAGCTCTTGCTGGAGGATTAGTTGAAGGTGATCTATATACTACAAGTGGTGCGGTAAAAATTGTAACAGCATAATACTCAAAAAACTTTGCCGGTGTAAACCGGCATTAGAAATATTAATTGATAATGTACATAATTATGTACTTTTGAGTAATAATTAATTTTTAAAACCAATAAACAAATGGAAGATTACACTATTGTAGAAAAGTATCAGCAAGGCAAAGATACTACTGTAGCAATTAGGCCTTACTTTAATCCTGATAAAGAAAATATGGGGTTAGAGCAATATGGTATGTCACTTCATGAAGGAGTGTGGCACCAAGAATCATTAGCATGTCTTGAATTAAACGGAATTAAAAGATATGTTACTGGACTAAATGAGTTTGCTCCAGAAATTAAAAAGTTAGCGCCTGGAGAAAGAGAACTTAAAGTTAAAGAAATCAGAAAAGCAGTTGCCCAATTAGAAGCTGAACTTGCTGCAAATATTATTGATCCAGAAGACAAAGACTTTTGGAATAAGGTGCAATTACTAAAACCTGATAATGATGCATTTTGGTCTAGAATAGAATTGAGATGCGGAAATGAACCTGTATTTTTAGATCCAGCTAAGGATCCTTATGATTTAATTAAACTTTATGCTATTAATGCTGGAGGATTTTCTATTGTTGCTAAATCACT